GCACCATAGGGCCTCAAAAACGCGGTTTTTTACCCCCACTACCACCCTCATTATTGAGCCAAAAACGCGGTTTTTACTCTGAAGACAAAAAGCCATCATCGCGCATCATTATGCACGTTTCGGTGGCATTCCACGCAAAGTGTCATCAGATTGGTCACATCCATCGTCCTCAACGGTGCGATGCACCGAGGCACGATGTGATGGACATGGTCTCCAGGCTTGCCACATCGTTGGCACGATGGCTGAGCCATGAGCCATCGCTTGCGCAGGTTGGTCCATGCTTGGCCCTTCAGCCTATTGGGCTTCGGGTCCATCGAACGGCTGAAGCCGGGCTGATGCTTGAACACGCGCGACGAACTCATGGAGATCCCCCGCTCTGATGGTGACCAACCATGGGCGGTTGTTCGACCTCATCAGGAGACATGGTATCTCGGCTCGCTTGGCGCTGTCCCTGACAGCCTGGTCCATGAACTGGTACGGGCTGAGGCGTTCGGTCCGCTTGACCTCGAAATGCACGCCCTTGCACGAGGTTTCGAGGTCGGCGCCGCCGGCGAGGCCGTTGTACTGGACGGTGCGCCTCGCGCTGAAGCCGAGCTGCACGAGCAGTGCCGCTGCTTCGAGCTCACCGCGTGCACCTTTAGCCCTGCTGCTCATGTTGCTTTCCCTCGAGGATTCTGAGCGCGCGCGCGGCGTGCTCGAGCTGCTTGTCCTGCACCTCCAGCATCCGCTGGAGATCCATCACATGGACGCACTGTATGCGGTAGCGCTCGATCTCCAACCGCAGCGCGCGGTTCTCCTCGCGGAGTTGCTCAAGTTCGCTTGGATGCATCGATCCTCCTACGAAGGTATTCACAGTACGAAATCGCGTTCCGTTTCACGATGCACCATGTGCAACCGTACTCACGATGGTCGTGGTCGTTGATCGGATTGATGAGGTCGAGCAGGTTGTTGATGATGAGCAGCGTCTGCTCATCCTCTCCAGCTTGGATCCTGCGGTCGGTCTCAATTCGGTGCCTGAGCAGAGCGATGGTTCCGTCGCCGACGTTGCACGGTGATCGCTCCGGCTGGTGCAGCTCAAGCGACTTCGCCTGGCGCTCGTTCCACTCGTCCGACGATTCAGGCGAAGACATCGATGGTCACCCCCTGCTTGCAGGACGCGAGCGCCGCGTAGACGTCCTTGAGCTCGATGCGGAGCTGCTCGTTCTCACAAGCGATGATGATGTCGCGCTGCTTGTGGATCGCGTGGATGCGCGCGACGCGGTCGTCCTCCGCTTGGTTGGCTCGGATGTGCCTCCTGTACGGCGTCACGTCGCGGCCGGCATGGTGGTCGATGCACAGGATGCGCCACCCGCGCGCGTCGCGGTCGCGGACGCCCCAGTCGGCGAACAGCGTCTCGCAGAGCGATAAGAACTCGGCAGGCAACCGAGAGAACGCTGCGCGTTCGGCTTTCTGATCCTCCACCGAATCACTGACGGCGTTTGCCGGAAGAGCAGCCGCGGCGTTAGCCAAGCGGTCTGTCTCTTCCGACGCTACGCGGTTGTAGTGCACATGAAACCGCGTCATGTAGAAGCCCTTGTAAGGGACCTCTTTCCGGTACGTCACCAGCGCCTGCATGGCGCGCTCGAAGTCGAGCCGCTGTAGCTGCAGACCGATCTCGGCGACCGTCTTGCTCGGGAGTGAAACGGCGAACAGCGCCTCGCGCCGGTCGTGCCATTTCCTCGCTTCTTGTTCGTTCATCACAGTCTTCTTTCAGCGCGGCACTTGAGACAATGCGCGATAGAAGCTGTGGGACAGACAGACGTTCGCCTAGGGGCTCTCGCTGCTGCCCGCAGCTTAATCGCGTTGTCAAGTGCGCGCAAGGGGGGGTGCAGGGGGGGTTTTGTACGTGTACTTGCGCTTTGATCTCAAAGCGCACCTGACAGAGTTTCTTTGGCACTTCAGCAGGCGAGCAATTTCTGATTGTGAACGCCCCTGGGCATGCATCTCACGAATCGTCGGAGCGATCCGACGATGCGACGAATCTCCGCTCCTTCCGCGAACAACTCGGTCTCTGTTGTTCTCGTGGACTGTTCCCCAGTACAGATGCGCGGGGTTGCAGCAGAGAGGGTTGTCACAGTGATGGCATGCGAATATGGACGACGGCATTTCCTGCGTGGCTAGCAAGAGGGCAAACCGATGCGCTCGAACATACCGGCGCTTGCCTTTGCACTGGAATGAATGCTCTCCATAGCCGCGCCTAATGCGTCCTTTCCAATTCCAGCACTGATCAATTTCACCAACGGAAACACGACGATAGAAGTGTTCTTTTCTGTTGGACATGGTGTGATTCGGAAGCCCTCGCACGAGCCGGGTGAACTCGTGCGAGGGCCGCTGGTGGAAGTCAGTCGTGCGGCATCTCTTCAGCCGTCGTGGCGGCCACGCGGTCGCCGAGCTGCATGTAGAGATGGCCGAACGTGAGGCGCAGCGCGCGCCCTGCTGCTCTCGTGGACGCCATGGCGCGGCGCGCGAACTGTGGACGGCTCCCCCACGGCTTCTCGTCGTCTGAGACGATTCCCGAGCCTCTGCCGATGACCGTGTTGGTCTCGATGTCGAGGATCTCCGCAATGGCTTCCCAAGCCCAACCGCAGCCGGGGATATCGATGCGCTCGACCTTGACCTCGCGCACCGAGTAGCCAAGGCCGTTCGCGATCAGGGTTGCTCCGGCGACCGTGAGGTACGCCTTGCCCTGCAGCTGGCAGGTGTAGCGCTTCATGATCTCTTCCCGCATTGCCTGGACGACGCGGATGTCGGATCGGATCGGCTCAAGCGCCTGCAGTTCGCTCAACTTTCGGTTGGTTTGCACGATCTCATTCGTCATGGTCGCCATCCGTTCCGTGGGCGCAGCAGCGCGTCTCCTTGCGGGGAGTCGAGTGCAGCAGGACGTACTGGTCGACAGCCAGCGCGACGAATTGCGAGCGGGGAATGCCGAGGGAATCGGCGAGTTTGCCGATCTTCTCGTAGGTGTCAGGGCGCACCGACACGGCGAGGTTCTTGGTCTTCGGATCCATAATCATCTCCTTGCTGCTGAGCAGCAGAGTAATGATTACTGATTCGGCACAATCGCGCAACTCACTTGAACGGAATTTTTTCGTTCAGCATTTGCTGCCGTTCCGCGCATCCGCAGTTCGTGCCGACCACGGCCTTGAGGGCACGGTCGATGCCCGTGACCGCGGTCGCCATTGCGATGACGTCGCCGAGCCCGCGCGCAGGGCCGTCGTAGTGCTCGCAGACGCCACAGACTCCTGCCGACGGCCTAGCGCCGTACAGAGGCAGCGCAAGGCTGTGGCGGCATTCCCCGTCGATGTGGTGCTTGCAGCTCACGTGAGTGTCACGGTTCCAGCTGAGGCGGAAAGATCAACGACGCGACCACGAGCATCAATGTTGCATCCAGTGGAACCATCAGTCGATTGCAAGGTAAAAGTGCCTGGGTTGTCGCAGTCAAACGATCCCGTCCAAAGCCAGGAAATACCATATGAAGAAACTCTGATCCTCCACGGCTGAGGTGACGTTACCGGTGGACTGCACGGATCCGGACTAGTACATGATCGATTTTGCGGTGGGCGAACGGAAAACACGACCCCAGTCGTCGGAGTCAAAGTTAACCAAGCAGAATCGTACGTGCAGGTGGATCCTGCTATCAGATAGATATCCGATGGGACTGCACTGAAAGTTGGCCCAGCAACGATACCGAACGCGCAATTTAATGGGTTGGATGGATTTGCGAAACTAAACGTAAGCGTCGCACCAGAAACGGTTGTGGTGCTGGTGATTGCGGTCTCGCTGAGTTCCGGAGGAATAAAGCTGTTTGCTATGGAAACCATGCAGGCGCATGTCGGTGGGCCGTATGAAACGCTTCCGGTCCATGTCAAAAGCCAGCTGGTTCGATAGCCGTACACCGGATGGCATGGACAGCAGATCCCGCACGAGGAGCAGCAGCACGTGCGCGGAAGCGTCATTGCTCCACGAACCTCGGCGGCACGAGATACCAACCCTCGGGAATCTCGACTTCCCCGCTCTCAACCCACTGGCCGTCAATCCTTTGGAGCACTGTTCCCGTCAGTCTCGCCGACCGCATCGGCGAGCCGTCGGGCACGAGCACGGTCTGCCTGCAGCCACTCGCGCACAGAAGCACCAGCAGAGCGCAGAAAAGCAGCGTCGACATCGGCCTCGCGCACGGCGCGGCGCTTACCGAGCCATTCGAGCAGGCCGATGACGATGCCGGCTGCGATCCGCTCAAGCATTCCCCTTCGCGTCCTTCGCCGCGATCAGGCCGATGCCCGCCATGACCGCGGCGATGGCCGTCGACCAGTCCACGGGTGTGCCGTGCGCGAGCGCGACGGCGACTGTACCGACGGCGACGAGGATCGCGCCGATGCCGGCAGTTGTGGTCTTCCAGTTACTCATGGTTTTGCTTCCTTTCGAGGTTTGAGATTCTGTGCTCGTAGTTCGCGACGGTGACCTGCAGCCGCGCGATCATCACTTCGAGCGATGTCAGCTTTGAGAGGACCACGACCGTGGTGGTGACCACGGTGGCGATGATCCCGATGGCGGCTGCGAGGACCTCGACGCTCATGCGTTCACCAGATGCAGTGCCAGGTCACGTCGCAGGTGGTAGTTGATGTTCCACGGATCCAGACGCGGGACGGATCGATCTGGCCAATGGGAATCCAGCCCGAAGGATTGCCGGTCAGGATCGTCGACTGGTAGGTGGTAACGCTTCCACTTGCGTTGGAATCAATCTGCAGCGTGATGTTGGCTCCAGATCCGACGTAGATGCTCGTGTTGGGACACGTTCCGAAATCGCTGACCATGGAGGTGGCACGAAGCTGCTTGAAGTTCCCAGAGCTTGCGTTTACGGTGGTGTATCCCTGAAGATATGGCATTATTCGCTCCTTACGCGATGCGTACTGCGGTGATTTGAGTTGCTCCCGAAGCGAGCGCGCCGGAAGCGATTGAAGTCTGATACTGGACGGTTCCGCCCGATGAGGCGTCGCTGGTAACGTAGTGCGACACGGTGGTCGAACTACTGACCGTGACAATGGCTTGGCAACTGATGGAAAGGTTCTTGTTCGACGCGGCGGTTCGCGCTTCCGTGCTCGCGTAGATCGTGCCTGCCGTCGCCGCCGTCGCGAGCTTGGTGGCGACGAGCGCCGTTCCCGTCGAGTGCTGCGCGGTGCAGGTCGACTGCACGAGCCACGTGCCGGCGGTGAGCGTGAGGTCGCCCATGGTCAGCCAGGACGATGTGATCGACAGCGTGCTGGTCCTGATCGCCGACAGGCTGCTCAGCGCGGGATACGCGCTTTGCAGGTTCGAGATGTCGAACTGCGCCTGGCTGATCATGTCTGCCTGATCGAGCAAGGTCGTGTTTGTGTTCGAGACGAACGCCACAAGTCCGGTCACGTCGCTCTGCGGGTGCGTGTGCGACGCCGCTGCGAAGTAGGTCGAACCGGGAACGCCGCTCCACGCGGTGCCGTTGTAGCGCAGGATGTATCCGTTGGCGACTCCGACCAAAGCGACATCGCTGAGGTCGTCAATCGACGACACGGTCGCGGTGTTCGAGTACGGCACGGTCACGGTGAGCGCCTGCGTCGACGGCGACACCGTGACGGTTTGGTTCGTGACGCTGACCGTAAGATCGCTCATCGGGTGACCTCTGGAGTGACCTGATAGGTGCCCTGCAGCAGCCGTGTGACCACGCCGCTGACGCTCTCGATCTCAAGGTCATACACACCGTAGGACGGTGCTGCGATGGCCGCCGTAACTGCAGCCGACATGGTGATCGTCATCACCGAGTCGGTCGCCGGTGTGATGGTGATTCCCGAGCCGCTCGTCAGGTTGATGACCTTGTCGGCGCTCGCGTGCGTCGTTCGTCCCTGCATCCGCGCCGAGTAACCCGTGAGGTTGAGCGCGGTGACGGTGACGGTGAAGGTGAACGTAGCGCCTTGCTCGATGGTGATGTCGTAGTTTGCAGCCATTATGCGCACGTCCCGTCGATTGCCTGGGTGTTGATGATCAGGAGGATGTCGCCCTCACCGCTGTGCTGGTGGACGCACATCACGTACGAGTTGGTCGGGATCGCGACAGCTGCGAATCCTGCCGGGATGGTCGACTTGGCGACGCCCCACGAGTAGTTGCCGGATGCGGAGCTCGTGCCGTTGTTGAGCTCGCTCACCGAAAGCGCGTTGTACGTTCGCGCGGAAAGGTTGGTGGTCGTGCCCACGTAGCCGCTCGCGGCGCTGCTGATCATCGCGTCTTGAACGGTGTACAGCCAGCGCTTGTCGTAGCCTGAGATCGCGGTCGCGCCTGTGACCTTCATCAGCCGGAACGTCTGCGCGGGATTCCTCGGCACGTCGCGTCGAGCCCGGTCGATGTCGACCAGCGACGAGTTGACCTCGCGAAGCACCTTCACGATGCTGCTCACATCCACCATCCCGTCTCGGTGAACTTCTTCAGTGCGGTGATGCCGCTGTAGATCGCGTTGAAGTTGGCGGTTCCGCGCTCCATGCGCTTCCACTTGACCTCGACTGCACCAGCGCTCGCCGACGTGTCGAGCTTGACCTGTCCCTTGGCGTCGAAGGTGGCAACCTGCTCAAGGTGGTACCAGTTGTCGGCGACGAACTCGAAGGTGATGTCGTAGTATTCGTGCGCGGTCTTCTGAATGCTCACGCCCTCGCAGAGGACGGAACCTTCAGGGAACGGTGTTCCGGAGCCTCCACCGAAATCGGTTATGAACGTCGAAGAATTGAGCCGTCCTGCGTAGTTCGACAGGTTCGTCGCCGCATCTGACATCGGAACATCAGACGAATCGTTGGTGAACCGCATCCGCATGACGATCTGCGGAACCGACATGGTGATGCCCTGCGTTCCTCCGGCGATGTTCGTTCCGCCGATGTCTGCGCTGGCATTCGTGTTGGAAACCGCCACGCTCCACCCGGTGCGGTAGACCGTAGTCATGCGCGTACGCGTCATGAACTCAATCGAGCTCGGAAGCGCGAGGTTCACCGTGGTCGCTGCGCCGACAGGGCTCTGCACCCACAAGGTCGAGTAGCTGATGCTGGCGGTGACCGCCTTGTTTCCGTTCTGCTTCAGCGAGACGTTCCTGCAACGAGCCGTCGCTTCCCAGGTCATTCCCGTGACCGGGGTGGATACATAAAGCAGGTCGATTGCCGGAAGATGTCCCTCGCTGATCATCGTGGACATCTCCGTGTCCACGACGATTGCAGCTCCGTCGTTCCGAGAGATCACCCTAGTCACATCGATGGTCGACTCACCGCCGATGGTCGCCGCTCGAAGCGAGCAATCGGTGACGGTGGACGTATAGTTGGTGGTGACGTGTGATGCCATTAGAGTTTGAACCTATCCATGAGCGTGCGGTTGTTCTTGAACGCATCCATGTCGCGTTGCGCCTGCTTCTCGTTGGCGATGCCTTCCTGCATGCGCAGCTTCTCGATCTCGCCCTGCAGGTACTCGGCTTGTCCCGGACCAGCGACCGAGAGCTGGCCCTGAAGGTCAGCCATAGCCGCAGAAGAACCGGTGAGATGCGCCGCCACGCTGACGAAAGCCTCGGTGAAGAAACCCTGCAGCGTTCGCGCAGCCATCTCGGGACCTCCTGCGGTCCCGCCTTGGCTCGTGGCCGCGAATGTCGTTCCGAGAAGACCGAGCTTCGAGTCGTTCTGAGTTCTGCTTTCCATTTCGGAGAGGTTCTTGAGAAGTGGAACGTTCGGCGCGAAGTTCTGCTTTCCGGTCTGGCGGAACTGCTTCAGCGCCTCGCCCGCGCCGGAGACCTCGCTCCGGAGCGTGTCCATCGCCTTGGATGCCGCGAGGAATGGGAGCGCTATGGCTGCAATCGCAAGCGATCCTCCTCCGAGCACACCGCTTGCGCCACCCAGGACGCCTCCGAGCGGTCCAGCTCCAGCCGCGCCAAGCGACGGCATGAGCACCGACTTGATCTTGCTCATGCGCTCGGTGCTTGCCTTGATCTCGCGCTCGGCCTTCTTCATGGCCGGCGCGACCTGATCAGTCTGCACCGTGAGCGGGATGTTGAGATGCGGGATTGCGCTCATGCGGCCCTCTGCGTTTCACGGATCGATTCCGACACGCTCTTGGCGATGATGTCGTACGCGAGTCCCTTGCCGACGATGCTTGCCTTGTGCATGTACCGCGTCGCGTACTTCGCGAGGTAGCGGCCGCGGTGGCCTCGGAGTCCCTTCTTCCATCCGCGCTTCCCGAGGTGCGATTCCTCGTTCGAGATGGTGATCTTCTTCTCGCGGCGTGTGATCTTGTGGACCTTGCCGTCCTTGCCGATGTACTGGTCGATCCGCACCGCTCCCTGTCCGGCGTCGATCCGCTTGTTGCGCAGGATGATCTTGCCGCGCTCGACGTTCCCGCTGAGGCCCTTCGGCCACGCGTGCCAGCCGAACTCCATGAAGTGCGACTTCCATCCGACGAACGGGGAATGCCTTCCCATGCCGACAGCAGGCTTCTTCTTGGGGTTGTCGGTCTTGACGCCGACTCCTGCCCATACGCATGTCTTGTACTTGCGCACCTTCACGAAGAGCTGCTTCTTCGTGCGCTCGGCCCACTTGTACGCGTACTTCTGCGCGGCCTTCTTCACGCGCTTCCCCCACTCGCGCATCCCCTTCTTCGCGATCTTCTCGCGCATCTTCACGGGGAGCGTGTTGAGGACCTCCTCGATCTTGCGCAACGACCGAATGTCAACCTGGACGCTGACGTATCCGCCGCGCTTCAATATCCCGGTTGATCTGGTCGAGTTTGCCACGGATCGAACTCCAGTCGGGGATCTCAAGATCGGCGTTGAGCACTGCTACAGGCAGGTCCAAAGGTTCCGTACTTCCATGCCTGAAGGCGCAACGCAGCACGGCGAGCTGCGCCTTGTTCAGTCCCGGCCTTCTCCGTACAGGCCCTCGATGGACTTGGCTAATGCTGCGACCAAATGCACGTCGCAGGCCAGCACTTCATCGATTGATTCGAAGACCTGGTTGTTCCCGTCGACCAGGTGGCGGAACACGAACCACGCCTGCATGGCCTTCGGATTCTTCTCGGCTACTTCGAGAGCCTCGATGAGGTCGAGGCACGACGGCCGCGTCGCGGTGAATGTCCCAGCCGACGTGACGATGGTCGCGTTCTTGCGCGTGAGGATGTCGCGGATGCCGCTCATGCGATGGTGATTGCGCCGGTGAAGGTGAGCTCGATTGATGCACGAGTGACGTTCATGGCGCTCGCCGTCGGGTCGAACTTGCTTACGAACGCGGTTCCGCTGATTGTGGTCGATCCAGAGAGGACCAAAACAAACGCCTTCGAGGTTCCCGCGAGCATGTCGGTGGTCATCGTCTCATGGATCGCCGTTCCTCCGTCAAAGAACACGTCGAGGGACGCGGTACCGCCAGTGATTCCGGCGATGTACGACTGAACAGCGGAACCGATCTCTGTGGTCTCCATCGGCGGCTTGGTGATCGATACCGAAGCGGATCCAACGGCAGGAAACGAGGTTCCTCCCCACGTGATGCTTGAGACGCTGCTTGAAGTTGCCATGCGTTATTCCTTGTAGTAGACGGTGAAGTCGCAGACGAGTTCTGCCGGCTCGGCTTCGTCGCCTTCGCCCGCGGTTCCGACCTCGACGCGCGAGCCGTTCCATTCGACGGCTTCGATGACGATGGTGTTGTGCGTGCCGGCGACGACGGCAGACTGCACGTCATCGCGGAACTCGCTCGCCGAAAGCGTCGTGCTTGCGATCACGCGGAGCTCTACCGAGGCGCTGCGCAGAGGAGATGACCCGATGGTTAGACGCTCGTCGCGCTCGACCTCGAAGGTGATCGCCGGCAGCGTGCCGTCCTGCGGCCTGTAGCCGTGGGTGATCGAGTTGTTGGAGAACTCGCTGAGGGAAGCCGCTCCGGTCAGCATCGCTCGGATCGCGCTCTCGATGGTGGCCATCAGTTCACCTCCGTGCAGCTGATGACCGCGACGCGGTCGGCTTCCTCGAGGTTCTGGATGTAGTTGATCCGCAGGTTCCTCGAGCGCACCGTGATGCGGTCGGTCTCGGTGAGACCGATGCCCTGCACGGCCGACCAGCGCGCCCGCACCTCGCAGTTGCGCACGACCGAGACGCCGTCGGCGTAGGTCTGCTCGGTGGCGCTCTGCTCGCGCAGGTCGCAGCGAAAGGTTCCGCTCGCGGTCCACGTGTCGACGCGCTGGCCAAGCGAATCGCGCGTCTGGCTCTTCGCCATGCGCGTCGCGGTGTACTTGAGCAGTCCCCCCGAGATCATCGGATGTTGCTCCTCGTCGATACGTTCGCGAGGATGTACTCGACCGACAGCGGGACAGCAGTCAGGCCGATGGGCTGGAACGCCTCGGGATTGTTGTACCAGGCGCCGACGAGCGCGATGATCACGTGTGTGATCTCGTTCGGAACCGCGCTGTAGCCGGCCGTGTAGGTCACCGTGATCGCGGTGCCGTCGTACAGGCCCGGAGCCTGCAGGAACCGCAGCACGGGGATCGGTCCCTGCGTGAGGTCGATCCAGTAGTCGCTCGACGGCATGGTCGTGGCGACGTTGCCAAAGTTCCTGTACGAGACCGACGAGACCGCGCTGAACGGGAACGCTGGCACCAGAGTGTCGATCCACGACGCGAGGTACAGCGTCTGCGTCTGCGGTGACAGCAGCAGCTGCGTGCGCCGCTCGACCAGCGATATGGCCGCCTCGCGCAGGCGCACGAGGTCGGCGTCATCGTCGGCGTAGTCGATCTTGAGCGCGCTCTTGATCGTCGAGAGTGGAACCGTCATAAAAGGCTCGTGCGCGGTTTCCCGCGCAGAGCCCTCGGGGAGAAGAATGGATCAGCTGGTGATCGCGGCGAACGCGTTCGCGTTCATGAGATGGCAATCAGTGCGCACGTAGAAGTACATGCGCGTCTGGCCGCTTGCCGCCCCGCTGTAGGGGTCGATCATCGAAGTGATGCCGGTGCGGTCGAAGATCTCGAAGTAGTTGAAGTCGCCGATGACTGCGTAGCAGGTTCCCTCGGCAGCGCTCGTCGTCGGAACGTAGGCACCGATGGAGTACGGAACGCCGTAGAGGGTCGCCGGAGCTCCGCCGTTGAGCGTGTTGCCGGTGGTGCCGGGCGTCCAGATGTAGTCGGTGGATCCGCTGGTGGTGACGGTGTTCTTCAGCTTGCGCGCGACCTTGAGGAAGGTGTCGTGGAAGAACCAGCGGAAACGAGGCGATCCGCGGTACTGCGGCGGAACGAGGTGCACGGTGTCGATGATGTTGTCGGCCGTGACCGTGGTGATGGCCGCGCCAGTGCCGAGGTTCGTGACCTGGCTGACTGCGTTCATTGCGTAAATCGCGGTGCCGGAAGTTCCGACAGGACCGGAGCAGATGCCCTGCGGGTCGCCGGTGCCGTCGCCGACGGTGTACTGCTCCTCCAGCTTCAGGCCGATGCTGAGACCTGCCTTGTCGGCGAGGTACTGCATTCCACTGCCGATGCCGCTGTTGCCGATGGCATCCTCGAGGAACTCGTTCGAGACATCGACACGGCAGACGTACTTGATGGGAGAGACCGAGATCTGCGTACCCATCGTGAACGAAGTGTCGGCGCTGATCGCACCGGCCTCATCCACCTTGGCGGTGGTCGGAAGCACGCCATCAATGGAGATGGTGCGCTTGCTGTCGATGGTGCGCACGACCGCGATCTGCCGAAGGACGTTCGCCTGCTGCATCTTCTCGACGATGCGCCGCTCCATGTCGGTCGGTACCGGTGCACCGCTGTCTCCGGTGGCGATGGCTCGGAGTTCGGACGGATTGCCGGAGAGAATCGCCTGCATGTAGCGCTGCGTGTATTCCGGAGAGTCGTACTGGTTCGCCTTTCCGAGGTTCAGCTTGCCGGCGGCGCGGGTGTTGAACACCGGCTGCGACTCGATCTTCGCGAGGCGTTCGTTGAGCTTCTTGAGGTCAGACAGCTCCTGCGCGCGCATCTCGATGGAGGTGAGATCCGCGTCCATGCGCGCGAACTTCTCCTTCTCCTCGCCGCTGCCGCGCTCGTCGACGTGGTGCGTCGGCAGACCGCTGCGCTTCTGGAACGCTTCGAGGGACTTGCGGTACTCGTGGTTGATGCTGTTCAGTTCGTCGAGGTCGATGTGGCGGTCAGACATTGCTCATCCTGTTCATGTGGAGTTCGAGCCGTGCTGCGACGGCTTCGGTGAAAGCCGCGGAGACGCTCCGCAGGCTCGAAGAGGTCTGGGGGTAGGCGGCGTCCTGCACGATGGAGACCTCCATCAGCTGCGCGCGCTTCACGAGTCGTTCGGTGCGGTTCTTGTTCCAGCTGTCCTCGACGACCATGAAGCCGAAGGACATCTCGCCGGTGAGGTCGCCGCGCTCGATGAGCGCGCGCACGTCGTTGCCGAGCGTGGTCTCTGGAAGAGACGCGGTGAACGCGAGGCCGTTGCGGTCGCTCTTTAAAGTCAACGTGCCCGACTTCGTGCGCGCGAGCGGCATCGAAGCGTCGTGGTTGTAGTAGAGCTTGACGTCGGCGCCGCTCTGCAGCGTCTCGTTGAACGCGCCGGGCGCGATGCGCTCGGTGAACTGGCGGCCGTGCTCGACGATGGTGCGCGAGTCCTGGCCGTACACCGCGGCGTAGCCAGCGAGCGTGCGGCCGTCGATCTTCTGCTCGGTGGCAGTGAAGTCACGCCGTGAAATCATTGACGGCCCCCGCTGTTTGAGATGTGTCGTTGCCGACGTTGGTCTTGCCGCCGCCGGTGCCCATGTTCATGGCGACGATTGGCGCGTCGAGTCCAGGCAGCGGATCGAGGTCGAGCTCGTCGCGCGCCTCGTTGCGCGTGAGGAATCCGGCCTCGACGGCGGTGCGAAGCGACGCCATGGTCTCGGCCATGCCGGGGCGCACCAGCTCGTCCACGTCGAAGTCGACCATGTCGAACGGAGTCGCGAGCTTTGCGAGGATCTCCGCGCGCCACGTCTGAAGCCACGGCATCAGGCACGCGTCGACGTACATGCGCGAGAGCCATTCGAGCGTGCCGTACGAGGGACCGACGTTCTCGCTGAGGTACGACGATGGAACGCCGTAGATGCGCGACACGTCGCCCACGCTGTACTGGCGCGCGGCCTGCAGGCCGGCATCGTCGAGCGTCGAGCTGATGCGCTCGACGCGCATCCCTTCGGCGAGTACCAGAGGCTTTCCGGTGTTCGCCGTGCCTGCGTGCTTCGCCTCGTAGTCGGCCATGATGCGCTGCCGCGCTTCGAGCGACAGAGGACCGGGATGGACGAGCGCGATCTTCGGATTGCCGGCGTTCGAGTACGCCTTGAGCGCCATCTCCTCCTGCGCCGCGAGAAGCTGCAGCGATGTCTTGCACAGCGATATTGGAGACTCACCCCAGAGTCCATTCGTGTTCGGTGCCTTCAGGTGAAACACCTGGTCTCGCGTCAGATCGCCGTACTCGCGCGTCCTGTAGATCGGCTCGCCGCTCGTGAGGTCGAGGCTCACGGTGTCGGGCTGAAGCATGATCAGCTCAAGCAGCTCGCCGCCGATGGTCTTGTTGATCGCCGCGAAGGCGTTGCCGTATAGCAGCACCTGCATCGTCATCGCCCTGCGGAACTCGAACGCGCTCATGTAGCGCGACGGCGACTTAAACAGCGAGTCTGCGCCGCTCGCGCTGATGGTCGTATCGATGCGCGCGATGTCGCTGGAGATCAGCGTTACCGCGCGATACACAGGCGTGTACCGCAGCGCGTTGCTAGGAACGACGTAGGGCAGCGTGCCGCCACCGTCCTGCAGCATGGTCATGCTGTAGGGCGCGACGAAGAAACGTTTGATCAGTTCCTTGAGCACGGCACTAGTGTTACAGCGTGCCGCCGCCCCGTCCGCTTCTTAAGTTAGTTTCACTCGGATTCGTAGCATGACGCGCGCTTCCCGCCCCAAGTGTGGATGGCGATGATTCCCGCGACCAACGGGTCGATGATGCAGTTGGTTCGCGCCTTAACTGGCCGGACGTTGCCGTTTCGGTCCTGCTGCGCCATGGCTTCGGCGCATGCCCTGCGCATGATTGGATCGTCGCCGATCTTAAGTTTGCCGCCTGCCCATAGGTTCTGCCACAGCTGACAGCCGGGTCCGAAGGTCGCGATGCCCATGCGGTACGCCGTCATCGGGATGCCTTCGGCCTCGCACTGCTCGACGAGGTACTTGGATCCCCACGCGTCGTAGCCGACGACGCGCAGGTCGAACTCCTCGCGCAGGCGGTTCAGTTGAGCGCGCACCGATTCGTAGTCGATCTCGCGCCCTGGCGTGAGTGTGATCCGACGCTCGGCGGCCCATGTGCGCACCGGCATTCGGTAATCGAGCTCACGCTTGGCGACATCTTCAGACGGCCACCAGTAGTGCCCGCGGAGCGCGACCGATCCGTCATCGAGCGGCACGGCGACCACCAGCGCGGTCATATCCAACGACTTGCTTAGGTCAAGACCGACGTAGGCGGGACGGCCCGCGAGCTTGTCCCAATCGGGGGACGCGCCGCCAGGCCACAGCTGCATGTCGAGCCATCCGCCCGTGTTCTCGTCCATGCGCGCGCAGTGGTAGCGCACAAACTCAGAGCGACCCATCGGCGAGCGCTTCATGGTGTTCCACGAGCGCCGCACCGCCGTGCGGTCGGGTTGGCCGTACGCCATGCCGGGATTCGCCTTCGGCCACGCCGCCTCGTCGTCGGGGGTGTCGGATGGGTCGATGCCGTAGAGCGCGGCGAAGACCGAGTCGTCCTCGACCTCGCCCTGGAGCACAGCCTCGGCGTTCGAAACAAGCTCGCCGTAGATGTTCTCGGGGTTGCTGCCTGGCGTCGAGATGATGACGCCGAGCGATTCCTTCCGCTTGCTGCCTGTGGTGAGCAGCTTCGTGAGGAACCTGCCCTTGAACTCGGCCGCCTCGTCGGCGATCCACATCGACGGGTTGAGGCCGTCGAGCGAGCGCTCAAGCGCAGGGAGTCCAGTCATCTGCGAGTCGGCGACCTTGTCCTCGATGCGGTCCCACAGCACGTCGATGCCGTCGCGGTCCTGCCGGCGGATCATTGTGCGCGCGGTGTCGAGGCAGATCGCCGCCTGCTCCTCGTTGTTCGCGATCACATGGACGCGGCGGCCGTCGCCGTTGAGGAAGTCCCACAGGGCGAGGCCAGCCATCAACGTGGTCTTGCCGTTGCCGCGCGCGACCTGCACGATGGCGATCTTGGTGCGCCGGCGGCCGTCCTCGACCCACCGCCATCCCCAGAGGTTGGCGACGATCCACAGCTGCCATGGGTGGAGCTCGAAGCTGCGGCCAGAGTCGTCGCCGACGAGCGTCAGCCGGCTGAAGTGTGCGTCGATGGCCGCGACCGCGTCCCAGTCCATCCGCAGGTCTGAGCGCTGCATATCGACTCGCCAACGACGCATCGCGGCGTAGATCCAGCGACCTGCGACCACTCTCCCCGACTCGACATCATCCACGTAGCGTGCGATGCGGCTCTGAATGTCCTGCACGTTCACGACAGAACGATACCAAGTCGCGAAAAATGGGCGCAGGATCGCGTGTCAATTTTTGGACCC